TTGTTGAGGTTCACAATGGGGAATTAACTTTACATATGGATACGGAACCACCTCAAATTATTGCTCATATAAAAAAGTATGACCTATTCTACTGCGAAGCATCTGGAATCGAGGGAGATACCAATGAGTAACTTTAAATGGCACGATAAGAAAAGACTAAATGAACAGGTTGAATTCTTTGGCGGCACAATTAAAAAGTTTGTTAGTTGTTACGCTAAGCAAGTCAAGGTTAGGGTTAGGATTAAGGTTGAACTCGTTAAGATAGTAAACCCATACAAGCCCTACAAACACCCCTCACAAATTGATTATGATTTAATAATGAGGCGTAACATGGCAGCACAAATGAATGCCCAAGCTAAGATGATATCCGTACAAGCAGCATACCACAGCAACCTTGCTGCTATACATTTACGGGCTTATCCTCAGTTTAATCACGGCCTTGCCGGTGGGTTAGGTTGTGCTGCCGGTGCTTCGGCTTGGGGTGCTTTATGAGTAACATCAAATACAGATTAGCAGTTGCAGAACTAGGTAGCGGCGAATTTAAAGAGTTTGAATTCACTGACTTAAATTGTGTAGATGAACTGCACATTAACAATGACGAGCTTATGACAATGACGCGAGTTGAAAGAACACCGGCTACTATTCCGTTTATAGCAATGCAAATACTTTTGAATGTAGGGGTTAATTATGAATGATATAAATATACTCGTTGTTTGGTTTATCCTTACAGTTATCTGTTTTGGGTTTGTGCTGTACATACTTAATGAAATATCTGCAAACATATGGAAAGATGATAATGAATGAATTAATAGCGATAGTATTTATGTTATGCCTTGGTTACGTTGAGATAAGATTTATGTTTTGGCTATTTGGAGTTGAATACCTATGAATGATAAACTATTAAGAGCTTTTATAGCCGCTCAAGGTTATGAGATTGAAGACACAGTAGCCAGAAACAAAGTTGAAAGCCCTGACGGTATAGGCTGTAATTACTTTATTGTTGATTACAAGGTAATTAAGAAGAAGCCGGTAAACAAAGTATCACAACTACATAAGCTAGTCAGGGAATTCGAGCTAGGTGCTATGAGCTTTGAAACACTCATAGAAAGGATGCGTGAAGAAGTTAACCCCGACTAAGGGGTTTTATCTATTGGGTTACTTCCTGTAAATCAATTCATTCTCTGGTACGTCTAAGCTTTCCCATGGTGGCGTTGCTCTGCGCTGCTCTGGTGTCCAATCTAGTCTTGTTTGTACGTTACGTGCTTCTGCTTCACCTGCTAGTCTTTGGTAAACTCTATTAGGGTTAAGCGCTGAATCCGCTTCACCTCTAGATATAGAGTCTATTAATTGGGCCGCTTTCATTTGCTTGGCTTCAATCTCATCACCGCCTAAATCTGAATATGCTTGATTTCGGGCCTTGTGTCCTCGTAAACCCTCACTTTTGTATTTATCAACAAGCGCTTCATATTCTCTTGAGTTTTCTATTGCTTTTTGCTGTCTATTTAAAGGCTGGTAAAGCTCCGACCTCATTTCCTCCATGACTTCCGCGCTCATACCTGGATTACCACCTCGCTGAAACCCTTCCCTTTGTTGTATCGCGTGTTGGGATTCGTGTAATAAAGTGGATTTAGGTTTGTTGAAATCTGGTCTTTCCTTTAATTCTATTTTTTCACCATACAGGCCGTTTTGCTCGTTATAAGAGCCTCTTGCGCCCAACTCGCTATCAATTCTAGTGTGAATATCACCCACATCTGGATATTGACTATATAATTCATCGTGCTTTAAATACCCTTTGACTGGCGCGTAGCTAGATCGCATTTGCCCCAACATTGAATCAATACCTTCAACGTCAGACATGAATTCACTAAGAGCATTTTCATCACCAGCATCAAATTTACCCTCTGCAACATTCCATTTACTGTTTCTTTCATTTATATCACCAGCAATAACGGCATCATCAACCAGCCTGGAATAAGCTTCGCTTGGCTCCACTTGGTACGGATTAGGCTTGGATAAGCTATCATCAATTTCAAACTTCCAATCACCTTTGTCATTAACCCAACCTGTATCTTTCCATATCTTGTTGCGGTCTGCGCCTGTATCTTCAAGCATTTTAGCTTTATGTAATGCGCCTAAATCAGCATTTTTAGCTAACACCCCTGCGAATATAGCCATATCACCAAGTATAGGAATAGCACCGGCTGAATGTAGTAATCCTTCACCTATGTCACCTTTAGCAAATGCCCGCCCTGCGTCATCCCCTGCCGTAGCATCACCAACACCCGGCAAGAACTCTGCTAGTGCTGAAACATTGCGCCCTATTCTTTGGGCGCCATAGTTATCTGAAACAATACCGCTTGACGTTAAAGCATCACCGATACCAGTACCAAGCTTTTCAGCTAATGATGGCTCATAAGGTGCGGCTATATTGGGTGATTCGTCTAGTATTCCAGTGTCACCACTAACGGCTAACTGTGCAAACTTCTGACGTAATACTTCGCGTATGTCGTTAATGTCCATATCATCGGGAAACTGTATAGGATTAGCAACGCCCTTGACGTTGACAATAGGCATTATTCAAACTCACCGGTTTGTGGATTAAAGGTAAGCATGTTAGCTTGCACCTCACCGTTTAACTGTTGCCCTACTTGCATTTCTAATTCAGTTAGCTTGATAGCCATTTCCTGCATTTGCTTATTAGCTTGCAAGTCAATCTTCTGCTGATTCTGGTCAGCGCTAATCATTTCAGTATTGTATTTAGCCTCGCCTGAACGTTCAAACATGGCAACGTCAAGTTGTAGCTTCTCGCGATCAAGGTTTATTTTATCTTGATCCACTTGAACGGATGCCATTTTAATCTGCCCGTCTTGCTGTGCTTGTTGCGCTTTTTGCTGAACTGCTGCGTTTGCTGCGGCTGCCTTGTCCATTTCTGCTTGTGCTGCCATCGTCATTGGGTCAGGCTGTGGTGGCTGCTGCTGTGCTTGTGCTTGCCGCTGTGCTTTAATTTGTCTTTCTTCGTCCGTTAATTGTTTGTCTGGTATTTGATCGTTATTAAATAGCATCTCTCTGTAACGCTCTGCCATTAAGTCCATGCCTGGCTGTGCTTGGTTTTTAAGCCAAATATCCATGCCATTCTGTGCAATAGTTGGGTCAATTGCTGCCATCTCAAGGAATGAAGCTGCTGTCTCTTTCTGTTGGTTATTAAACGCCTTACCCACTTCACAAACCGCGTCATAATCGCCCAATGATAAATCGTTAAGGGTAATTACTTCGCCTGTCTGCCTGTCAGTTTCAGGCTGATTTAGTACCACTGTTGAGCTTGTGCCATCTTCTTGTAGAATTCTAACTTGTCGAGTAGCATCATAAACTTTAGGAATAGCTTTGATTAATATCTTACCTACTTGCCCAATCATAACCTCTAATGATTTAAACCACTTAATGTTACCTGTTTGGCCTTGCTCTATTTGTTGACCACCGGCTACACCGCTTTGCATGGGGTTAGCGTTGCCTTGCATAGCATTAAATGAATTAGCTGAACCTTGTATCATTTGTTGCATGTTTTGTACTGTAGTTTGTAACCCTTGGCTAACTTGTACGCCACCTTGTATAAATGGTGGTGGTATTTCTGCTTCATGGTTGTATAACTGCATAGCATCGTTGTTAGTGTTCAGCGTTTGTATTGTATCTTCATAGCCTTCTATTTGCTCGGCAGTTCCCCAATACTTAGCCTTAGCAGATAGCGCCCCGTCTTCAATATCACGGCTTAATGCGTAATTTAAAACACGTTGTTGATCATAAAGGTTTTCTATCTTGCCACTGTAAATAGTTTTGTTTTCAACTATGTCGTAGTTACCAAATACCGGCACTAAGGGAACATAATCAAATACTGTTGCTTCTTCCTTCGCTAACCAATCGCCACCATCAAACAAACGGCTAAATACTTGCCAACTCTTGCGAGTCCTGCGTTTTTCTTCTCCGTTATCATCAAGGGCAATAGTAATACCTTTGGCTGCGTTTTCATCTACTAACTGCTTAAAATCATCGTCATCTTGATAGACTGAGCCATCACTCATCAACACTAGCTCAATGTCTTTAGGTTTGCGGTAATAAAGCTGACCGATAATAACAACGTCTGCGCTGTTTTGATAAGCATTACTAGACTTGTCCTCACTTATAGACTGGTTACCACCGTCAGGATAATCTAGCTTGTATTGACTGGCAGGAATAGCTATTAGTTTAACGGCCCATTGAGCATCGCTCCTGTCTTGCTCAGTACTTGCTAAATCAAACCATACTGAATCTATAGCATTAGGAACATGTTTAATAAATAAATCTTGATCCCACGAATCACCATCAATATGCTGCTGTACAATCTCAATACAATCGAACCCACCGATAACACAGTTACGCCCTGCTTTTTGAAAAGCGTTTTCAGCATTGGAGATATTACGGATATTTCTAATCAACCCATCTAATGTGTCGGCTGTTTCTTTTGATGAATCACCACCGCTAGGGCTAACTCTTATTGTAAAATCAGACTGTGATATCTCACCGGTGATTGAATCGACGATAGGCGTACACAAGTCAAACGTGCCACGAAAGCGCCCGTCTAGCTTTTGATAGATTTCTGAATCCCATTGACCATTGCGCTTAGTGATAAACAGTTTAGCTTCTCGCGCTTGCTCGCGTTGGTCTTTCTCCGCGTCTTGTGCTTCGCTGACCATGATTAAAACTTTACCGTGATCGCTAAAATTCATATCTTTCATTTTAAACCCTTAATAAATTGAATCGAAAACTAATTTCTTTTTCTTTTGCTTAATGGATGGTATTTCCATTGCCATAGCTAAACAGTCTGCCATGCCTGGCGAATCTATATCGTGCTTACTTTTCATTTCCTGCTTAGACATTAGTTGTATTTTACCGGTGCCGTTTTGTTTTCTCGGTATTCTACAAACTTCTGAACGTAATTTGTCTATCAATTTAATGTCACTTGATATACTTATTAAATCGTCAGGGTCTATGTACTTACCCTTAACGACTGCTTGATATGTGTTGTAAAACTTATTCGCTAACTTAATATAATACTGTGTGCGTTTATTGGTAAAGGTGTCCGCGTTAGTCTTGGGCTTATCTTTTGAACCTAATGAGCCTAACCCGTCATACTTAGCCTTTTTATCTTCTACCTCGTTCGAGCCTTTATACATTCTTAAGTCGCACGTTATACCAGAAAAAGAAGCCGCTATTTGCCTGCGAAGTAAAGCGCCCATTCCGTCACCATCCCACACAAACAAATCAGCATTGTAACTAATTGCCATGCTTGTTGCTTCGTCACAACCTTCATTGCCGTCCTTAGCTACTATCTCGCCAATATCAAAGAAGTGTATACCTTTCCTTACTGCATAACCTTTGCTATCTCCGCCGGTGTCTGCTGGGTCATGGCTGAATATTGTGGCCCCTGTCGGATTTATGCCTAACTTAGTATGTGCATCAATAGCCGCATCAAACCAAGCCTTCTTAATAATGGCGTTCTCTACAGACTCGTTGTAATGCCCATTCCAAACATGATCATACTCGTCATCGCTTAGGTTGTCTTTATCGTCTAGCCTTTCCTGTTCTAGTTCAGGCGGAAACCACGGGTTATCAGTATAGTTAACTTCAACAATCATCATTAAGTCATCTTCATAATAACCGGTTGACTCTAAACTTGACTCCGCACGACTTAAATACTTTTTAGCGATAGCGTCTTCTCTACTGCCTCTATTCATTGTTATCCATATTTCAGGCGGTTGCTCACCATCTGCGTTGGCTGCCGCGCTTGAACGGACAGAAGGTGTTAAAACTTTCAAACTCTTTTCACTAACGCTTTCACCTTCTTCAATCCATAACCTGTTAATACCAGCAATGGATTTTAAACTTGTTATGTTTCTAGCTAAACCTTTGTAAAATATCTCTCCGCCTTGCGCTGAATGAATATTATTATTTAGTGTGCTAATCCCCTCAACGCCTAACCTGTCTATTTCCTGCTTTAAGCTTTCGTGCACTGAATCATCAATAGAGTTTTGAAACTCCCTTGTACAACATATACGCTCACCAGAATCCATAAGCATTAGCATGATATCGCCAACACCTAATGACTTACCTGAACCACGACCACCGACCGCAATTTTAATACGTTTAGGTTTTGATAATAACCAACCTACTTTGTCGGTAACTCTTAAATCAATATCAGCCACCTTTGTTTGTAGTCACTGGTGTTACCGTCCAATTATTTACCGGTTTGCCTCCGGTGGTTATGTCTGAATCGACCTTATCAGCGTAACCATGCTTAGTTAACATCATCTTAGTAATAGCTGAATTAAACTCGTTTGTTAGGCCGCTAGTAATAAGTTTTCTCTCTTGTTGCTCACCCACAAAGTCTAAGATGTCTTTAAACGCCTCGTTTTCTTCGGCTGCCCATCGGTATGCTGTGGCTTTTGCTATCCCTATGTGTAAACATAAACCAACCACCGTTGGCACTATATCGGGGCAATCCTCAGTATAATCCTTGGCCTTGTCCATTAGTTCTTGTGTGTGTTTTGTTGGTCGCATAGTTTATACCTTTTGGGCATGCCTGAAATAAGCTTTCAGTGTGCTTATGCCTACGGTGGGCATAGTTAACTCGCTGTTGATTTATAACAAGTTTTATTATGCTATGAACCTGTGTAATTTATGGTGAATATTAGCGCTATTGTTAGAATTACAGCGACTAGATAACAAGTGTTGGATTTTGTGACTATTTTTAGTTTGCCGTTTATCACTGTGTATTTCCTACTCATTAAGGTGTTGGTGCCTGGTAACTGCTTACAATCTTGGTTAAATCTATATTTAACGCATAAGCAACACCTAA